CATATGAAGAGTGTGATAGAAAGACTCACGACGAACTAGCTTGGAAGATGCCTAAGGAAGTTAACTGGGATTTGATTAGTGAGTATGAACTAACAGATTCTACAGTAGGTACGAAACAACTAGCCTGTACTGGTAGTGTGTGTGAGCTTGTTGACTTGGTTGAAGAAGAGAGGGACATCGAATGATAGAAGGAATATTATTGGTGTTAGCTCTACAATTAATTGTGTTGAAACTGACAGGAGATTTATGAGAGAAAAGTTAGATATGTTTTTGCAATCTATTTTTATAATTGCAACAATAGTTTCTACGAGTTGTCTAGTCTATATAGTTATATGGCTAGATGCTCTTAGGAAAGGGTGGCTAGTATAGCCGATGTGTTACATTTAATATAGGAGACAATATGTTAGAAAAAGTAAAAGCGGGTGCTGATGGTGCGATTGACGTTGGTATCAAACTGATTAGCTTATCAATTATATTACAAGTTATCTTCGGTCCGAAGGTAGCCTTCCTAACTGGAGATGTAATTGGTTCTATTTTAGGTATAGTGTGGACCTTAGGCAATGGGGGATTGGCAGGTATTATCGCAGCCCTTATCATTTGGAGACTACTTGACAAAGATATAGTCAATGAGCTCAAAGACTAAGGCTAACAAAACTTGGGGTCTCGTCCGTATGGATGGGACTTCCAAGCTATACTACAAATTAATGAGTGACAAGAAATCTGTCACCGGTGACAAACTTAATCCTAGATTATGGCACTCTAACTGGAGGAAGTAAGTGAACGAGAATAAAGTTATTAAAGCACTCAACAGTATGAAGTACAACTTTGAACCTATGGATGATAGGTTCTCAAGGTACGATGCTTTTGATAAAGAACACGGGATTATGCTTGAGATTAAGTGTAGGAATAAACATTATCCTGATACATTAATCGAGAAGATGAAGTATGATTGGAACAAGAACTTTGCAGAGGAGAACAACCTCGAGTTTTGGTACGCAGTATCTATGCCAAACAAACCCGGCAGTCATACTATTTATATCTTTGACCCTGCTAACTTAGAAGCAGAGGAAGATGGATATGATTTTAAGTGGCACATAAAAAAACTCCCAGAGAACACAGAGTTCAAAGGGAGTCAATGGATAGACAAAGAAGTTGGTTATCTACATATAGATGATTGTCTAATATCTTTTGAAGAACGTACTAATCATTAGTACCTGTAGGCACAGCCATAAGCCCTGCACCTATACCCCTCTGTTGCCTAGCTTGTTCATAGGCTAGGTCAGCAGACTGGGGTACAGCATACTGGAGCTCTGTCAGTTGCTCTTTCCAATTAAACTTATCTTGGTCCTTAACTGTTCTCCTTAACGATTCTTCTGCAATAGGTTTTAAAGTTCTAGAGCCTTCAACCATACTTAAATTTCCTGAAAACGGAGGAGTAATTGCAACTAATCTATTAGGTAACATACTCTTCATTAATCTTTTAGTTCCCGGCATAACTCTACCTGCTACCTTAACTCCTTTCTCTAAGAAATCGTGTTCGTCACTAACAGTAAAAATAAAATTACCGTTAGGTTTAATTCCCATAACCACATTCACTCCCCCTTCTGTTATAGAAGAGCCCGGAAAAGAATAGTTAGTCCATACGTTACCAGTTTCTTTATCTATTTTAAATCCCGGCATAGGACTTTTTTCTGTGTACTCTGCACCTTCTAAAACTTCTTTAAGTTCTTTAAGGTTTTTAGGGTTAGACTTTGCCATCGCATTTTGCATTCTTCTAAATACAGTGCTACCAAAAACATCATCATAATGCCTTCCGCTTTTGTTCATACCTTTACCCCTGTCTTCAAAGCCACCACGCTTTATAAACAGTTTAGTATTTTCAGCATCCTTAATTGATACGTTATCAGCACCTTTCCAAATAGTTCCGACGTGTTCTTCTAGATATTTATATTCTTTTGAAGTAAGTGCATCTCCTGTTCCTGCAGTTAACCCTTTTACTGACTTTGAATATGCTCCTTTTTTAAAAGGCTGATAACCACTGACACCTAAGAATTGGTTAAAGTCATTAAGTATTTGTTTACCTCCCACTCTACCGGACTGCTCTAAGATATGAGCATTGGCTAAAGCTCTATGTACTAGCTCTGTATCTGTACTTCCTTTGTGAGATAAATAAGGAAGTTCAAAAAGACCTTTGTTGATTCCTTCACTTCTGTATAAAGCTCTAGCTTGAGGACTTAATACATTTTGCATAGCGTTTAAAGCTCCATAAGAAGCAGTCTTAGCCATCCCCGTTTTCTTTTTAAGTCCTTGATACTGGTCTATTCTTGCTTTTGTTCCCAGCTCCGCATTAATTTGATTTAATACGCCTTTCTGCCAAGGTGTTGTATACTTAACAGAATTAAAAAGCATACCTTTTTTCATAGCTTCTTGTATGTCTGCTGTTTTTACAGTCTTACCATAATGACCTTGTATAAAGTTAGGTACTGAGCTTGCAGTAAATCCTTTCATAGCGTCAGGGTTTACATCTGCTCCTGCCTTGACTGCTTTGTCTACACCCTTAGCACCCTTGGTAAACATACCGCCACCAATTACATTAAGAGGGTCTACCAATAAGTTTAAAGCACCTGATGCGACATAACTTAACCTATCTAGATTACCTCTTTCGTAGTAACCTTTATCAGCTAGGTCTTCATCCCATAGTTGTTCAAAGTCATAGTTCTCTTCTTGATTCCAACCACGCTTAAGACCCTCGAGTCTAGTCTCATCATCTCTCTTAGCACCTACAAAATAACCTTGTATAGCGTTAGCAGGTCTATCGAGGTCCTCCATTAAATCACTAAACCAACCCATTAATCAGCCCTCTTAAGTGCCTGTCCTGCTTCTTTACTTATCCTCTTTAATTCTTTCTTAAGTCTAGTCATCTCTGCTTTATACTTGTCGTTGTCTATTCTACCGCCTGCTCTATTTCTAGCCATACGATTTATCTTTTTGTTTAGAGAGCTTATCTTATTCTGATACTTGTAGTTAACACGCATCTTCATCTTCTGCTCATCATAAGTCTGTACCTTAATACCTAAAGCTCCAAGAATTGATTCGTTTAAAGACTTGTCATTTTTAGTTGGATGTCTTTGACCACTAGCTTGATAAGCATTATATATGCTAAAGCCTTGATGATAAAAAGGTAAGAACTCTTTAGCTAGTATTCCTAATCTTCCTGATTGTAAATCTCCTAAGTCATCTCTCCAAGAACCTGAACCTACTCCCGGTTCCATTTGTTTTGTAAAAGTATCAAAGCCCGTGACTGCTTTAGCTACACCACCAAGAGCACCGCCTGATGGCTGTAACGGAGCCGGAAGAAACGGAACACCAAAGCCTTGAGTTTCTGTATTAAGTACGTCACCTGCAGGGACCCATCTAGACACATCTAAATACTTTTCATTAGGTAGTTTAATCATTGTATTAGCTCCCGGCATTGCTAATACCTTAAAGCCCATATTTAGCTCGTCATATCTTTTTCTTTCTGTCCTGTACTCTTCATCATCTGCAGCTAAATCGTTGGCAGCATTTAAGATTAGACCCCATTTAGCTATCTTCCAAGGTCTCTTAACCATAGTTTCTGCAATAATAGGAGCAGCTCTATAAGTATAAGAGATAAATGGCATAGCAGTTTCACGCATTAGTTCTACTGCAGGTGCATCAATCTCATAGTCAAGCATATACTTACGAGCAAAAGCTGCTGCTTCTGCGTATTGCTCATCAGTAGGTGTGATGCCTTCTCTAACATTCTTAGCTAGGTGGTCTTTGAATAAAGCTAAACGAAAGACACCATCTTCTGCACTGTAAAGTTTATCCATTGGAGTCTTACCCGCAAATTTCTTTGTTCCTTCCCACGTTCTTTCTAAAATCCTAGAGTCATCTTGCTTGCCTATCTTCATATATCTAGCATAGGTATCAAACTCAAAATCTGTTAGTTCTCTTTTCATCATATCAGCATTGAATACCCCTAGCTTCTCAGCCATCTTGTAATCTTCGCTTTTTATTTTTTTAGTTAAAGGATTAAAAGCGTTATGAAAGTCTTTACCTGCAGAAGCTAAGTGCTTATAACTACCGCCTACTAAATCATACAAGACTACATTAGACATTATGTTATTCATATGTACTACTGGGTTAAGAGATGTCTTAGTTCTCTTCCAATACTGTAATGCTTTATGGTGTATTTTTGCAGCACTTCCTATAGCACCTTGATATTGATGAGAGCGGTATTTCCTAAATATATTAGCAGATACTAAATCTCTATAAACTTCTGGAGCTACAAACCTACCCGCCATTGCACCATATTCTCTAACCCTAGCTCCTTTTTTTCCTGCTCTTACAAAAGTATCAGGTATTTGTTTAAAGTCGGCAGGTATATTTTCCGGCGGTGTGTCCTTAGGTAAAGAGACTTCATCGCCCATCTTAGTTATATCATCATAGAATTTAAACGTAGCTACATCGTTAGTCATTAGCTTACCGGTTTTAGCCATAGCAAATGTAGAGCTTATAATTTCTCCCATTTGTTTTCTTTCTTCCGGTGTCCAGTCTTTGTTCATAAGAACTTGACCCTTACCTTTTTTAATTACTCTATATCCGTTAGCTTCTTCTTCTTTAATTTTAGCAGCTAATGTCTGACCTTTTCGTGGTCTAAATGTTTTATCTTTACCTCTTCTAACAAACTCTGACGCAATAACAGCTACATTATTTTCATCTCTTATTATTTTTTTTGTTCTAGGGTCAGAAGTTTTTTCATAAGAACGATATAAATATTTCTTTTTGTTAGCCTGAAATAAATCTTTATCTAACAACTGTAAGTCTACTAATTGCTGACCTAATCTATTAACAAGAGTTCTTCCTTCCTTACCTAAGGCTTTTATATCTGGAGTCATAAGTTCCATTTCAGACTTAGCTAATTTCTCGTCAGTCATAAGTCTATACAAAGCCCTGTCTTGTTCAGGAGTTAGCTTCTCAAATTTTCTAAGAACTTCATTAAAGTCGCCCGCCCACTTGTTTTCTAATATCCTTCTATTACCTTTAGCTTTGACATACTTATCTGGAAGACCGTAGTTTTCTATAATCCAACCACCCATAGTCTTACCAAATCCGGTCTGTCCAAACCTATCAGCAGCTTTTTTACCAGCAGAATAAGCTGGGCGTATAGGAGCAGCTACACTACGTTGAAATAAGTTTAATTCTTTAGCAAACTCTCCGTCATCTATAGCTTTACCTATGTTAGAGTAACCACTCTTAAGAGCAGGGACCATAGTTTTGTTGAATTTGTACATAGCAGGAGACAGAGCAGTACCACCGGCAATACCTATAAGAGTATTGTTAAGCCTAGTCATACCTTCTTCTTCATCTACATATCCTAGAGGTGCAGAAAGACCTCCGGCAATAGCTCCTGCTTTTGCTGCGGATGCAATGTTCTTTGCTTTCATTCCGGGGATAAACCAACCGATAGGGTCTCCAAACAAACCTGCAGTATAAGCAGCCATCATAGAACCACCATACTGTTCGTTGCGTAAATACATATTGAGCCTGCGTTGGTCTTCAGCCATCTGCTCTTCGTCAGTACCAAGTAGTTGCTTGACTCCACGCCAAGTATCTTGCATACCCATACGAGAAACAAAAGCTAGTTTGTCTGCGTAGCTTTCTTCTCCGTACTCAGGACTTTCTTCTACTCTAATACCACCTGTAGTATAGGAAGGTTTAGTATAACCTGTCCCTTCTTGAGATGCCCTTATTCTATCTAATAGCTCGGACATTATTTCTCCTTCTTAACGAACCACTGATTTCCTCTTTTTACATAGTTACCTGTTGCTTCCATTTCTTTAGTAACTTTACCTCTAAACCTCTGATACCTAAAATTAACTTCATCTTTTTTAGTATCATCTAAAGGTCTAATATCTTTACCCATATTAGATTCTACAGTTTCAGCTAATTCGTTATCACCTGTTTGAACAGCTTGTATTAATAGCTGACCATTAGTTAGAGTGTTCTCTTTACCATTAATTGTCTTAGGAACTTCATTTATAGTTTCTTCTGTAACTTGAAGTTCTTTAGCAAGAGACGCTGTATCTACTTCAAATACTTGAACTTCGCTTCTAGTTTCCATAGGGTTATCCTCAGACGGTACTTCAACTACAACAGCAACTTGGTCATCTAAAAGTTGTTCATCATTATTAAACTCAGCAGTTAGTTTATTTACATAACCTTTTCTTGTTCCGCCTTGTCCTTTAACAATAATATTTAAACCTTCTTCTCCTGTTATGTTTGCTTGAGCCCAGTCTAAGAACTCAGGAGTATCTTCTTTCCAGTTACCTTCTCCCGGGAACGCTCCTGCTACATAGTACCTTTGTTTATATTGGTCCCATATATTGTCGTACACCCTAGCTTCGTCTGCAGTTAATCCATACTCTTGTGCTTCTATCTCTTCAAGACCAAGAGCTATTCCGTCCTTACCAGTAACAACTTCATAATCATTAATTTCAGGATTAAACTTAAGAAGCTGTTCTTTACCATCTCCTGTAGATTGCATCATATACTCTCCCTCAGCAGGAAGCTGTAACTGTCTAGCATCAAGTTTATTCTTAAGTTCTTGAGCAGAAGTTTGAGCTTCTATTAAAGAGTTTCTAATCTTATTATTATAAGTATAGTTTTCAGTTTCAATAATAAGATTATCTTTCTGTGCTAACTTAAGTTCTCTTTCCGCTTTAGAATTAAGAGATTCAAGATTATAAGATTTTTCCCATTGGTCTTTTTGTATATCTACTTTCTGTTGTTCAAACATCTTAGTAAACTCAAACTCATTTTCAGCTAACATTTGTCTTGCTTTAGCTATATCAAGGTCTCCTTGTCTAATTCGATTAAGAATTGCATCTTGTGTTTTAGCGTACTCATCCTTTGCTAGTAGTCTTTCTTGTTCACTTGAAGCTAGATTATAATCTCTATCTTGCTGATACTTAAGGTTTTCAAACTTAGCCCAGTTTAATTCTGAACCTGATTCTTGTGTTTTAATATCAGACCTAGTCTTAGCTTCTTCACTAACAACTTGTCTTTCTAGTAAGTCAGTTTTTCTAGTTTCTAAATCAAAAGTTCTATCTTGCGTTTGCATTGTTCTAGCTTTATCTAAAAACTTTTGACCTATGCCCGGAAGACCTGCCTGAATAAATTCATTAGCAATATTTCTTAAAGTGTTAGGATTGTTTTGGTCCATACCCTGAGCACCTTTTAAAATATTAGTTATAGTCTCAGCCTTTTCTTGTTGTGCGGTTTTCATCCCTGCCATTCCAGCGAGGTTTTGCATAAGCATACCTCCGGCTTGACTTGCTCCATATACAGAAGCACGACCCGGTTGCAGTTGAGCTACCTTTAATGCTCTATCTCTAATGTTTACATTATCTGCTGTAGCTGAATCAAAGATATTAGCTATACCAAACATACTTTCTTCTGCCATTAGTAGTCTCCTTCGAATTGATTGTTTCCAATCCTGCCTTGATTAAATAAACTGCTTTTAACAGTAGGATTCATTGCTCTACTAACTCTCCTTGCTGCGTTTCCTCCTTTAGTAAGCATACTACTAAAGTTTCCAAAATTATAATCTTGTGCTTGACCTGCTAGTCCTGACCAAAATCCTGCTCTAGTGTCTGCTAAATTATCTCCTGCTGTTCTTACTCCTGCCATATTGCCAGTAGCATTAGAGCCTTGACCTACCATTCTTCCCAAATCTGCTTGAGGTGTTAACATACCCGCTACATTTCTAGCTCCTTCTCCCATAGCAAGTGCTTCAGCTCTAAGCATATTTCTGTAGTCCATACCAGTTTGCATAGCTTGCATTTGACCTCTCATTCTATCTCTACCAATAGCATCTTCAATAGCCATTTGGTCGTAGTAACCTTGTGTTCCTGTTCTTCCTTGTGCTATAGCTTGCTCTTGTTGTGCTAGTCTTTGTCGGTTATAAGCATCAGCATTAAAGTCTTCAAACCTTTTAAACTGTTGTTGCTCCATAGCATATGGGTCGCCCATCATACTCTGTAATTCTTCATTTGCCATAGCAGAAGAACCTAAAAACCCTTGCATCATAGCTTGATACTGTGGGTCTAAAGTTTGTAATATTTGTTTTGTTTCCGGGTCAAACTCAACATTACCTGCAGGACCATAGTTGCTCCAAGGTAATGACCTATCGTAAGCTAAGTTCTGTTGGTCTACTTGAAACTGCTGATTAGCTTCTGCAGCTTTCTTTTGTTGGAATCCTGAAAGCAAACCAAGTCCTGCCTTTGCTAAAAATGCTCCTATTGCCATTATTTAATCTCCTGTCCTTGTAAATCCGTTATTATCTATTGCTGTTCCTGCACTTCCGCCTGACCCACCAGAGCCTAGTCCATCACCTGATTGACCGCTTTGTCCAGAAGAACCGTTATTACCTACCGAACCACCAGAGCCACCTGCTCCAGCAGTTGTTGTTCCTCGGCTACCACCTGCAACTGCTCCTGCACCTCCTGAACCAGCAGCAGTTAAAGTTCCTGCCCCACCATCTGCTGAAGCTGAGATACAACCAGAGCCACTACAAGTAGAGTTTCTCGAACCAGCAGAGCCAAAAGATTGACCTCCACCGCCACCTCCACCTCCAGCGTGGTCACGGTCAGAAAAACTTTGGTCATCAGTCGAACCACCGCCTCCTCCTCCGCCTCCGCCTCCACCGAGGATTGAGCCATTGTTGTCTAAAGTAATATTTTTTTCTAGCTTTAAAGCTGTGCCACCATTACCACCTGCCGAGCCATTCGCAGCAGAACCACCTCCGCTACCTCCCGAACCACCTGCTCCATAAATATAGCCATTGTTGATAATAGTCAAAGTACCTGCGACACCACTTCCAGTAAGCAGGGCAGGGGTGCTAGTATCATCTGAATAAACATAAACACCAGAGTTAATAACTACATCTACATCACCTAACTTATTGTCAGCAGTTAGTACAGTATCTAGGTCTAATTTATTAACATTACTAGAAACTGTGTAAGTAAATTTTCTTTGATAAAAAGGCTTCCAAGAACCTCCATCTTTGACACTAGCAGTTAATACTTCTTTCCAAGCACCGCCATCTTTGACAGAAACCTTTATAGGTTCTTTCCAAGTTCCAGAATCATTTATCTTTAAAGTCATATTAACTCGCTACTTGATACCAAATATCCCCATTAGAGCCACCACTTGCAGCAGATGTACTTACTGTTCTATCTCCGTGTCCATTCTTACCTGCACCAATTTCTGTTTGGACATAAGCTGTTGTTGCTACTTGTGTTGTATTTGTATCGGCTGCTGCTGTAGTCGCACTAAACGATTCAGAAGCATCTCCGTTAATGTCTGCTTTAGTATTTACTGCTGTTTCTATTGCTGAAAATTCAGTGTTAAAATCAGCTCCCGATATTACTTTTGCTGCATCTGAGTCTGCTAAAGCATCTTTTCCAGACCAAGCTACAACTTTTGAATAGTTTGCCATTATCTTATCTTCCCTTGTTTATGTAATAAAGTTAAATCTTGTAAAGAAGCATCAAATCCATTACTCTGTACGCCTATAGATATTTTTATATTTTTTGCTGAACCTGTAAGAGGTGTTCTATATTCTTGTAATCCATATACAGGTTTATATGTAACACCTGATTTACCATACAAAGATGTACTAGCTCCCCATAGAGCAGTAGAACCTGTAGTAGTAGGATTTAAAGTTATAGCTGTAGTTTTAGATGGAGAAGCACTAAAATCTTTATACCATTTTAATGCTAGGTTAGCACCTGAACCACCTTCTATAACCATAAATAATCTCTTTAACAGAGACGCACCTACAGACTCTCCTAAGTTTACCCATACAGTTTCAAAGCTACCAGTATAAGAAGCATAACTATATGTAGACCCGTTAGCTGCTAGGTCTGAATCGTAGTATCCTTCATAAGTAGCAATGCTTCCATCTTTCTGTCCTATTAACATACCATAAGTATCTGTATATGTTATGCTCGCAGGCTCTCTATCTAAATCAAACGTCCAAGTAGTTATCCTAGGAGCTTGATTAGGAGTTAGATGCTTAAAATCAAATACATAAGTAATGTTACTAGCAGTAAAAGTTAGTACATATATTCCTTCGTTCTCTATATAAGCAGATTTAATTTCTGTGCTCTGACCTATGTTTCTAATTAGTGTGTCTTTAATATTTAATGATAAATCAGTTAATGGTACTTTATCTTTTTCAGATGTACGAGCTAGTGACCTAAGACCAGTAGAAGACAAAAATACTAAATCATCTCCAATGTGTTGTACTGAATCTCTAGCTACACAACCTACACCTCGTATAACTTCATTAAGTTTCATATTTCCTACAACATCAGGACTTTCGTATATAGCTATGTTGTTCTTACCAAATACAGCAAGTTGTCCATAAAACGGAGCAATAGCTATTATGTCGTCTCTACCCCAAACTTTCTTTAAATCAAAAGAACCACCGCCGTTTCCTGTAGTATAATCATCAGAGTCTAACAGAGCAGAATAATGTAGTACGTCTTTTTCTTCTGCTACACCGCCCACCCACATACGACCATAAAATCCTACACCACAGCTAGGTTTAAACTCACCTGATGTTACAGTAGCAGGTCTAGTAGCATTATCAAAAGCTGCCCACTTAGAGCCTGAGCTTTGTGTACCGTCGTATCTCTGCGGTACAACTCCTTCGTGTAAACAAGTAAGTCTACCATTAAAGTTTATAAACTGCCAATCACCGTCTGTACCTGAAACCGTATGTTTAACATCAGCACCACTACTAGGAAAAGCAGCATTAGGCGTTGTAAAATCTACAGTGTATATACTTGTACCGTGACTAGCAAATATTTTTTTAGTTGCTCCGTCTTGATGTTCTACAATACCTTTTATAGCTGTTCCACTTGGAGCTACTTTTTGTTTAAATCCTTTGCGTAGAGATATACGACCTGATTCTCTAATCACAACATTTTCTGCTTTAGTTAAATAAGATGGGTCTAATGACGCAGGATTAGCTTGTGTGTTTAATCCGTTAAGACCTATGTTAGTTAAGGACTGATACTGTAATTGTTTAGCCATTATTTTTACTGATAGTTTGTTGTAACGAACCAATCATTTTCATACTTAGTGTTCCCACTGTCTAACATAACTGCTTGATTTAAAGCATTACGAGCTTCTTCTGCAGCTATAGAAGATTGCGTACCTCCGTCTTCTCCACGTTCTGCTACAGCACGAGCATAAGCACCTAAGATTACAGGTTTAGACGGTATCTTAATACTTGTTGTAGCTGATGTTAATTCGTCTTGATACTTAACTATATCAAAAGATATTGTTTGTGCTTCTGTAGGTATAGGAGATAAATCTACTTTAAGGTTGTTAGAACTATCTGCCCCATTAAAAGAATAATAATCAGGTTCTCCTGTAGGGTCAGTAGGATATTTAATACTGTTTAGATATTGTTGTGTCACCGGTGACAAACTATTTCCTGTAGCATTGTTTGTTACGTCTAGAACTTTAAACTCCTGCCCGGAAGATAAATTATAATTTTTTGTAGACGCTACAGTAGAAACATTAACTGTTTCTCTTAAAACTAACCAATCGTGGTAAGACTCTATACTTCTCTTAGCATCATTAATTAAAGCACCTATAACTTTTTGATAGTCATTTACTGTAGAACTATCGTTAATAGCTCCGGACCAATCAGAAGCTACTGTGTCTTCTCTTAGCCTTATCAATACTTGATTTATTAGTTCTCTATATGTCATTATTTCCCCTTGGCTAATTGTGCACCAAAATAAAATTCTATAATCATAGTAGCCCAAGCAAATACTTCATCAAACTTAAGAACTGCTCCTGCCTGTACTGTTACATATTCTACTGTGTCAGGAGTTAACTCAAATCCAAGTATGCTCGCTCCCTCTATTACAGTAGGTATAACTGTAGGTACGTTAAAAAATACAGGTGCTACTTGTGTAAATATAATTAAAGCTAGTATGACAAATATTATGACTCGTCTGTTAAGAGCAGCCATAGGGCTCTCTTTATCTGCCCTGTCTCTTGCCATATTAATAGAATCGTTACGAACTTGTAAAGACTGTATCATTAGCTTTTGTTGTTCTTGTGCTGCTTGACTTTTAAGTGCAAACAACTTAGCAAAGAAGCCTAAGGCTATCGGTGCTACATTAGTTAATAGTGCTATCATAATACTTTCAATGCTCCTAGTAGTCCTATCTCTGAGATTGCGTAGTAACCCAAAGCTCCAAAGAATGTCCATCTAATTTGATTTAATGTATTCATAATCTTTTGTATGCAAGCATTAGTGTCATCAACTCTGCTAAATAATTTACTTATTTGTGAGCTGTGTTTGTCTAATGTCTTTTCCATTCTAGCTACTCTTTCTTCCATATATCATTTCCCTACATTTTTCATAGCAACTCTATGAGCTTCGGTAAAACTCAAACCTTTTCTCATAAGCCTTTTCATCTCTTGCATATGTTTCTTGCTGTGATGTTCTTTGTGCTTATCTAGAGTAGCTAGTTGTCTTTTAGTAAGTGCCATTACTTCTTCTTCTTTTTGCCTTTACTAGGTTTTTTATATGCTTTACCGTATCCCATAATATCTCCTTAGTTTGCTAGTGGATTATCTAAGGCTCTTTGTAGTCTCGCATTAAGCCTTTCTTCTAACTCTTTTATTTTTCTATCTGTGTCTGAATACAAAGCATCTCGTCTCGCATCAAACCTTTCTTCGGCTGTGTCAATAGTCTCATCTATCTCATCTTGGGAAGAATTAACTTTATCCTCAAGCCTTTCCATAAGTGCTTCTTGTCTAGCTAGGTCATCTTTCAAATCGTTCTTGATTGTTCTAGTATAATCTCTAGATAACTCAACTGACTCACTTACACTTATTAAAGTTTCTTCTATCACTGCTAATTCTTGCTCTATACCTGTAAGGTCTGGTGCAGTATAAGAAGCTATCTTAGCTTCCATATCTAGGTATCTTTGATAGACCTCAAAGCCACCCCAAAGACCACCAATAATTGTTCCTAATAACGGAATAAGCAATAGAGCTTTACTGCCACCTACTTTAATACCACCGTACTCTACTTCTGCCATTGTAAATCCATTAGTTTGTTGTGTAGTATTTCATTAGCAAGTCCGTTCCTTAATCCTCTTTTATTGTCAGGTATGTCCTTATCTAAGTATATACCTTTGTCTTCATAAAAAATACCGTCTACAAGTAGTTGTGTATTGTAACTATTAAAGCCTGCGTTAAAATTAAGTAATGTAAGTATAAGAGCTTGTAGCTTTTGTTGTTCCTCTAGTGACGCTGCTTCTCCCATTTCTACTGCAAGATTCTTTAGCTTGTCGCTAATAATCTCACGCATCTTTTGTTTCTTGCTAGCTTTCTTTTTAGTCTCTACTAGCTTTGGCTCTTCAACAACTTCTACTGCTACTTCTTCTTGTTGAGGCTCTTCCGTTGTTTGTTCTTCCTGTACGGTTTCTTCTTCAGGCTCTTGCTCATCTAGTTCTTCCTCCGTAGGTTCTTCTTCTACTTCCGGTTCTAGGAATTCTTCTAGCTCTGCTTCTAACTCTTCAATTAATTCTTCTTGTGCTTGCTCTTCAAATATAGTTTCTATTTCAACTAGAGCTTCTTCTATTGTCTCAGGTGTAAAGTTTTCCAAAGGTGCTATATCTATTATTTCAAATACTTGAGGTTCTTCTATTACAAATATTTCTTCTACTTCTTCAACCTCTTCCCAAACCTCTGTCTCTTCTTCCTCTACATACTCCTCTATGTAAGCATCACTCCATCCATCACAACCGTAATCATACAAAGGGTCAAGTGCACATTGTTGATTATACACATTATCAGCATAGACTTGCGGGTAGTATAAACAACTTATATGACTGTCCGGTATTACGCTGCATACACTTTCTCCTTCTGCTATTTCTACTGGGTCATCTTCTTGACTGTCCCAATAAACTGCTCCATTAGTTGGGTGATTATAGAACCATTGTTCATATTCACCTGCACTTAAATCTCCAACTACTCCAACTGTTACTGAGTGGTTCTTTATGTGGACCTTCTCATAGTTTACTTCTATGTTACCCATTGGGTATATTGTCAGGTCAAATGTATTACTTGTGTTCCTATCGTAATACTCTGACAAGTTTTCCCACATATACTTTTGGAAAGTCTCATCACCTTGTGTATAAAACCTACCAATACCTGTGTCAATCAAATCAGTATGCCAAGGCATAATGGTGTAATTGAATCTTACTCCTGTTGCACCGCTTGCAAAATCTGGTCCGTTACAACACAACCCATCGTGTACAATACCAGTACCGGGTACATCAAGAGGGTCAAGAAACCCCACAACACCGTTACTAAACATAAAGCTAGTGACATAACTATTTCCATAAAAAGGAAAAGTAAAGTCAAGAGGTACTTCAACCCACCCATCATCTGCTA